TCGCCTGCCGGCAGCGCACCCATGCCTCGTCGTTCTCGACCCAGAACTGGATGTCGTGCTGCGGGTCGAGCCAGGCCATGCCCCAGCGCTGATCGCCGAACCAAGCGGTGATCCAATACCCGCCGTAGGGCAATTCCCGGTTCAAACGCTGGCAAAGCCGGATCGTCAGGTCCTGGCGCTCCTGGTCCGGGCGGGCCAAGGCGCCGGTCGGATCCGGGCTCACCATGCCCCGGATCTGGCCGTTCCACGGCGCAAAGGCCACGAAACCGTAGCCCCCTGCCTCTTTGGCCAGCTCGGCCATGACGGACTGGAACGCGACTTTGTTGTCGAAGATCATAGGACGGCTCCTGGGGGCGCTGCGGCGGCCGCTGGCGGGGCCATGGGCGGCCCGGCTGGGGCAGGCCCAGCGATGGCGGGCGGCGCTCCTGGCGGCCCGGCCATGGGCGCTGGCGGGGGTGCGTTGGGGTCTGGCGACGGCATATCGGGCGGCAGGCCCATCTGAGCGCGCGCGGCCGCGATGCGGATTTTGATCTGGTCCTTGTTGCCGACCGACGAGGCCTCAAGCAGCACGTCGTCGGGGATCGGCAGGCCCTTCTCCTTGAGCATCAACAGCTCGGCGAACTGGGCTTCCAGGAACGTGGCCGACATCGGCGTGTCGTCGACCACGGCCTGATACTTGCCGTAGGTGACGTCGTTGACGATCGTAGCGGCGGCTGCCCCGTTGGCCATGGCCTTCTTCTGGTTGATCGGAACGTCGATCGGCTTGCCGTTGTCGCCCGTGATGCGCAGGATCCGGGCCTCGGTGTAGAAGCTCTGGATCAGCTCGAGCTCCTTTTCGCCCAGCAGCGTTTTCGAGCGCTTGTAGTTGTTGATGTAGAGCTCGAGGCCGATCACGGTCTGCTTCTGCTTGGCCTCGATCGCGCGCCCGGACTGGACGTTCTGGATCTGGCCCAGCGATGCCTCGTTGACCCCCGAAATGTCTTTCAGATCTTCCTCGGCTTCGTGCTCGAGGTCGCGCATCGCAACCGGAGTGCCGGGCGGTTCGATCTGCTTGGGCTGCGAAAGTTTGCCGCCCTTGCTGTCCCAGGCGATGTGTACGCCAGCGGTCGAGCCGTAGCGCTCCAAGTTCTCGCGCGCCTGGACGTCGAGCGTGTCTTTCTCGTACATCCAGCCGCCGTTGGCCGCGCGCAGCACCAGGTTGAGGCGGGCGCTGCGGCGCGCGTTGATCTCGCGCTGGGGGTCGATCAGGCTCTCGACCATGCCCTTCGTCGTGCCGCGCCGGAAATAGGGGAAGAACGGGGTGACGGTGAACGTGTCGTAGGGCGACCATGCATCGTACACGATGATGTCGCCGACGATCTGGGTGTTGCGGATCCGACGGCCCAGCCGGTTCTCGACGCGGATCGGGTTGCCCATGTACTCGCCGAACTCCAAGACCTTCTTGATCTTGTCGGGCGTGTAGAAATCGGGCACGCGCTCGCGCTCGCCGGTCTCGAGATCGACGAAAAAGCGCTGGGGCACCGTCATGTAGTGCTGCTGGTCGATGACGCGGACCAGTTTGCGCTCCTGGTCGAAATAGTCGAAGAACCGTTCCATGATGTCGGCGTAGTAGCCCTCGGGGTTCTCGTTCTCCCCGCCGAACCGGCGCCACGGCGCGATCTCCGGGCCATAGTCCATCACGTTCGACGGCATGCCCGAGTTGCCCGGCCCGCTCAGCCAGGGCCTGACCAGCGTGTAGGCCTCGTCGCCGTAAAACAGCTTGACCTGGTTGAGCGACATCCAGCGGCTTTCGCTGACGTGCTCGCAGCTCTCGTTGAGATCGTATTCTTGGCCGTCCGGGTCGAGGAACACGGAGAACGGATCCAGCGCGGTATGCTTGACCTCGCCCAGGTCGTTGTTTGCGAAATCGAGGCGCGACGAATAGAAGCCGCGGCCCCCGATCAGGCCGTCCATAAACACCTCGCTATCAATGAACTGGATCTTCGACCGGTTGCCGATCTGCTTGCTGATCTGGGACAGGACCTGCGCCACGTCGTAGCTGCCGCTGTCGTCATAGGCCGGCAGGAACTTGATGTCGGTGCGGTTCTGCAGGTGGAAGCCGACCACCAGCATGATCAGCGGTTTGATCTTGTTCAAGGTCAGTGCCGGCCGATCGGCGTCGAGGACGCGCTGCAGATCCTCGGCCGCCCATTGCTTGTCCTCGACGAAATCAAAACACTCCTTGGCGCTCTTGGCCCATGTGTCCTGGGCGCGCGCCGCGCGCTCGAACCGCGAGGCGACAAGCTGCATGAGCTCCCAGTTCTGGGGCGGCAGTTTGCGCGGTGCTACAGGGCCGTCGAGCATTTTTCACTCCAACCCAGCAAGGGTGTCGATGATGGCGGCGCTCAACGTCGATGCGCCGGAATACAGGATCCCGCCCATGATCAGGCCCATGCAGGCCTCGGCCCGCTGCGTCCAGTGCCCCCCAAACGGTTTGTTGATCGCGTATGCCGCGACGGCAAGCACGCCAACCGCCGCAAAATCGGCAGCGGGGGTAAACCACAGCGCTCCAATTGCCGACGTCAGCACGTTCAAACCGTACTCGACAGGCCCAATACCAAAAAGATCGAACGCAGGCGGGTTGAAGCGGTCAACATCGAACCGCGTATAGATCGGCAACGTGGCGATAAGGGCGACAACCCAACCCCAGGCCCCAAGCAGCAGGTGATCGCGGCCGGGTCTCTCCAAGCCCATACTCGCCCCAAAGTAGCCCAGCACCATTGCCACATACAGGGACCCCCAAAGCACAATGAGCGCCGGATCGAACATCGCAGCCAACGGCGCTGCCATAAGGAAGGCGCACGCGATCCGCGTGATCGTCGTCCCCGGCTCGACAAGGAACAGCTTGCGGACGATTGCCCCAAAGCCACCGCCGCGAAGCGTCCAGACGTATCCGCACCAGATGACGTAAAGAGTTGCGAGAGCGTAGGTCACGGCAACGCCTCGATCTTGGCTTGGAGTGCGGCCAATTCCGCAAGCAGCTCATCACGGGTAGGCGCTGCGGGCGCAGGAGGGGGAACGTAGGCGGCGATTGCGGCGAGTTCTTCCGCCGTGTACTCGCGCACGGTTTCTTCGCCTGTCTTGACGTTGATTTCTCGAACTTGGGTCATGCGTTCCTCAGTAGTAGATGATGTTGTAGGAGCCGCTGTCGAACACGTCGGTGCCGCTGGGCGTCGTTAAACGAACGCGGGACAGCGCACCGGCAAGCGCCTTACGCCCAAAGCAGTCGTGGCGGTTTGCGGAGCCGTCGATGAGACGCCCGCCCCCAACCCAAGTGTTCGTCGCAGCATCCACGAGGCAGAAGGTCAGCAAGCCCGAATAGAACAGCGACGCACTGTTGTCATAGAAACGGAAGCCGCTGGTTTGGATGCCCCCGACAACCGAGGCACCAGACAGCCGCTCCTCAAACACCGAGTAGCCGGTCGTCTCGATCCCGCCTGTCGGGCCGAACTGCACCATCAAAGGCGACGAGCCGTTAGTGGAGACTTGGTTGAGGATGACATGCAGGACCGAAATACCAGTGGGAACGGTAGTGAAGTCCACAGACGACCCGCTGGTCGTGGCCGCAAGCGTGCCGCGTGTCACACCGCCGCCCGCATTCAGCGTGTTCCCCGTAAAGCTCAGGCCGGTCCCAAGCGTGATCTCGCCGGTCGCACCACTCGGGCCACGCCCAAGCAGCCGCGAGGCGGCGAGGGAAACCATCGCGGGGGTTACTAAGGTTTGGCTCATTGTTTGGCCCCTTCAAAGACGTTGAGGATCGACGCCGGTTCGAGGGCTTCAATCGAGTGGAACTTAGGTGCGCGGAAAAGCGCGGGTTGATCCAACGCGCCAAACTCGCGCTGCGTGTCGTCAGTCGTCACGCGCACGCGGCCCGTCAGCACGATCATCAAGTGATCGACGTTGTGGTTGTGGCGAGGCAAGCCTTCGCCGGTCGCGAAATCGTATCGCACAAAGTCACTCCCGAGCGCGTGGAAGGCGTGCGTGTTCACAGTTCAGTTACTCCTCCAACTTCGCCGCTCGATGCAGGTGCGGGCGGGGGCGGAAGCAACTCGAACGCGCCATTGACATAGCGATGCGTCTGCGGCGTTACGTCGTCGGCGCACTCAACCCAATGCAGAGGCGGTGCGACGGGAAACGGCGCATCTTCGACTTGGCACAGCCGGTCGTTTTCGCCGGGGGAAATCAGCGCGTACTTCATGCGGCACCTTTGAGGTATTCAGTGACGACAACTGC